TGGGATATCTGATAATTCAGAGACCTGGACACCAATTTCTGACCAGTCAGAAACATGGACTGCAATTAGTGATTCAAGTGAAACTTGGACTCCAATTGCTGATAATAGTGAATCCTGGCAAATTGCCGCATGAGGTGAAAAATGGCTGATACAACCACCACGAATCTATTGCTGACTAAACCAGAAGTTGGTGCATCCACCGACAGCTGGGGAACGAAGATCAATTCAGACCTAGATTCAATTGACGCGCTGTTTGACGCTGGTCCAGTGCTAAAGGTCACAAAAGGTGGCACTGGTGGCGCTACGGCATCAGCAGCCAGGACAGCGCTTGGCGTGGCCATTGGCACTGATGTGCTGGCCTATGACTCCAACTTGCAGAGCTTTGTCACTGCATTCACATTACCCACTGCTGACAGCACGGCCAACTATGTGTTGAAGACAAACGGGTCTGGCACATTAGGTTTTGCAGCTGCTGCTGCGGGTGATGCGGTGCTGTCAGCTGACCAAACATTTACCGGCACAAATACTTTCTCTGGCTCTAGCAGCAAAACAGCCATTGTCCTAAACGATGCAGCAGAGGTGGCAACAGTATCAGCAACAGCGGCTACTGGCACTATAAATTACGACATTACAACTCAGTCAGTCTTGTACTACACAAGTAACGCAAGTGCTAACTGGACTGTTAACTTCAGAGCCTCTAGCGGTACTTCATTAAATACTTTGATGAGTACGGGTCAATCAATGACTGTGGCTTTCTTGGTTACTCAAGGCTCTACTGCTTACTACAACTCTGCTGTTCAAGTTGATGGCACTACATCGGGAGTGACTACTAGATGGTTAGGTGGTGCGCCTACAGCGGGTAATGCTAGTGGTATTGACAGCATACGCTACCTCATCATAAAAACTGCAAATGCAACCTTTACAATTCTTGCTTCTGTCACACAGTTCAAGGCTTAAAAATGTGTATCTGCAAAAGATGTAATGTTGACAAGCCTTTGGATGAATTCCAAATGGACAAGCGTAGGAATAAACACTACGGCACTTGTAGGGTTTGTCGTGTCAAAGCGCAGAATGACAGAAGGCTTGCAAATATTGAGGAAAGCAGAAAGAAAACTCGTGAGTATTTGCGTGAGTGGAGGGCTAAGAATCCTGAGAAACAAGCTGCCATTAACAAGAAATATGACGAGAAAAACAGAGATAAGCGTAGTGCTTATGCTAAACAATATCGCAAAGACAATCCTGAGAAAGTCAAAGAATTGTTTGAATCTTGGGCTAAAGATAATCCTGAAAAGATTAAAGAATACGCAAAGAAAGCTACTAAGGCTTGGCATGAGCGTAATCCTGAGTATCTCAAAGAACACTACAAGGCCAACAAAGAGCGTTATGTAGCGGCTAGAGCAAGGCGTAGGGCGGCTCAGGACTCAGCTACACCAACTTGGTTAACAGCCATTGATAAAGCAATGATTCAAGAGATGTACGATGTTTCTGAAGCAAGGTATATCCAAACTGGTATAAAACACCATGTTGACCATATCGTTCCAATTAACGGCAAAGGCGTGGCTGGTATGCACGTTCCTTGGAATTTACAAGTTATAACTGCTCAAGAAAATCTGAGCAAAGGTTGGAGGTTTTAATGCCATTACAAGCAACTTCTGGTGCGGCTAGTTACGATGCCTTTGGTGGTGGTGTTCCTGTTGTGCCTAACTACATTGAGGATGTGTTTAGCACGTATTTGTATACAGGCAACGGCTCTACACAGACCATTACCAATGGCATTGATTTATCTACTAAAGGTGGGTTGGTTTGGATTAAACGCAGAGATGCCGCAATTAATCACAAATTAACGGATACAACAAGAGGCAATACAAAAATACTTGAAACTGATAACACCAATGGTGAAGCAACATCAACTACGTCTGTGACAGCGTTTAGTAGTGCTGGTTTTAGTCTTGGTTCAGCAGCAGGTGTAAATGCAAATTCAAGTCCTTTTGTTTCATGGACATTCCGAAAGCAACCAAAGTGGTTCGATATTCAAACGTGGACAGGGAATGGGACTGAGCCAAGGACAATATCCCACAACCTAGGGTCTGTACCCGGTTGCATTATTGTTAAGGTGACCTCTGGAATCACAGATAACTGGGTGGTTTATCACAGGTCTCTTGGAACAAATCAATTTCTAAAATTAAACACAACGGATGCGGTGGGTGGAAGCGCTTCTGTATTTTCATCTGCACCCAATGCAACTTCTTTCTTTGTTGGAAATGATTCAGCAGTAAATCAATCTGCTTGCACATATGTAGCCTACGTCTTCGCCCATGACGCAGGAGGCTTTGGTCTTACTGGTACGGACAATGTGATTAGCTGTGGGTCTTATACAGGTAATGGTACTACAAGCAATGAAATTACGCTTGGGTACGAGCCTCAATGGATAATGGTTAAGAAAACAAGTGCAGCTGACCCTTGGTTAATGTTTGACACTATGCGTGGTTGGTCATTAACCGCTCAGCGAAATTTTGAAGCAAATACCGCATCTCAAGAATACAATTTTGAAACGCAATACGCTGGCGTTCCTTTTGGTTCGCCAACAGCTACTGGGTTTAAATTAACTTCTAATTACACTGCAACCAATGCTTCTGGCTCAACCTACATCTACATAGCCATTCGTAGAGGCCCGATGAAAGTGCCTACGACTGGTACAAGTGTGTTTAGCCCAAAGACATGGACTGGCACAGGCGCAACTGCAAACGTGACAGGGATTGGCTTCCCTTCTGACCTGTGGATTGCGCATGGGCGTAACCTTGCATCCCAGCCTATCTTTAACGACCGCTTGCGTGGTGCTGGTCAAGATTTATTCCCAAATCAAACAACCGCCGAAACAACTCAAACATCGGTCACATCGTTTGCCTCAATGGATGGTGTGACTTTTGGCACAGATAGTGGAGTCAACCTATCTACATATTTGTATATTAACTATGCAATGAGACGCGCCCCTAGCTTCTTTGATGTGGTTTGCTATACAGGGACGAGTTCTGCAAGGACTGTCACGCATAACTTGACTGTTGCGCCTGAGTTGATGATTTTTAAAGCTAGAAATACAGGCAGCGATAACTGGTTTGTATACGCCGCGCCTTTAGGCCCAACTAAAGGTCTTTATTTAAATCAAACCAATGCTGCCATAACATCAGCAGGTGTTGTCAATAATACAGCGCCAACAGCGAGTGTGTTTACAACTTCTGCCGCAGCGTTTACCAACATCAATACAACAACCTACGTAGCCTACCTCTTTGCAACTTGTGCTGGTGTTTCCAAAGTAGGCTCATACACAGGCACAGGAACTACAAAGCAAATTGATTGTGGATTTACAGGTGGTGCTAGGTTTGTGCTTATCAAACGCACAGACTCAACTGGCGACTGGTATGTATGGGACTCTGCTCGTGGCATTGTGGCTGGCAATGACCCATACTTACTCATGAACAGCACAGTCGCTGAAGTAACTAACACCGACTACATTGACACATACAGCGCAGGGTTTGAGATTAGTTCAACTGCGCCAGCCGCCATCAATGCAAGTGGTGGAACATTCATCTTTTTAGCAATTGCTTGAGGTAATTAAAATGCAAGTACGAATCAGAGAAACAGGCATAGTCATGTACGAGAGTGAATTTCGTGCATACACAAAAGCCAATGGTGGCCCATCATGGGAGACAACAACAACTGAAGTCTTAGAGGCTTTGGGTGCTGATGTAGTCTTTGAAGGCCAACAAGCTACTGGTGGAACTGTTTACCAATACTCTCAAGCCTCTGGTGTTGAGCAAGTTGATGGTAAGTGGTACACAAAATATATCCTTGGCCCTGTCTTTATTGACCAAGTAGAAGATGGTGTAACTACTACTGCTGCTGAACAAGAAGTAGCTTACAAGGCTTCTAAGGATGCTGAACAGGCTAAGAGTGTTCGTGCTTCAAGGGACACCAAGCTGGCCGAATGCGACTGGCGCGTGATCAAGGCTGCCGAGACTGCAACCACATTGGATGCAGCCTGGGCAACTTATCGCCAGGCATTGCGTGATGTGACTGCCCAGTCTGGATTCCCTTGGACCATCACATGGCCAGACGCGCCTTAATGAATCATGGATGCCGACACTGACAAAAGGCTTGCTGTGCATGAAGCGATCTGCCTAGAAAGATACAACAATATTGATCGGTCACTGCGCGATGGCGACAAGCGCATGACGAAGATTGAATATCTTCTCTATGCTGTGATCGTGGCCGTTTTGTTTGGCCCAGGTGTGGCTGCCGAATTCGTCAAAAAGATATTCGGGCTATGAAAGACTGGGCCGTAGCACTCATTGCTGCGGCCTTACTGTCGGCCACCATCATTTGGTGCTTTTTTGTCATCATTTCGTTTTGGCCATGATCTATGCTCTGGTCCTATTAGCAGCCACTGCCGAATATCGATGCACCAGGTGGACTTGGACCGGTGATGTCTACAATCGGAGGGTTGTCTGCATCAAGTGGGAAAAGGTTGAGCGAAAATGATCATCGATCCAATCAGCGCGCTAGAAGGTCTACAAAGCGCCATCAGCATGGTCA